TACGCGATCTGCCGAGGCTGCCTAGAGGTGGTTGTGGACCTTGCAGGCGAGGACGATGACGACGCTGGCCCAGCCAGCGATCCCCCAGCCTGACCTCCTCCAGGCTGGGGGACTACCCTCTTGAAAATAGGGGCTTGACGAGCCGTGACGTCACGCTGTAGGATCGTGACATCGGGGAGGAACCAGCCAGACGGCTGATCCCGATGAGGAGGAAACGATGATCAAGGATCTCGGCAAGTACGTCGCAATGAAGAGCGTGCCAGCAAAGCACGGCCACTTCCTGCCACGCGGCATCGTGGTCCGCATTCACAAGATTGGTGGGATGACGATTGCCGACACCGGCAGCGTCAAGGTCAAGATCACTAATCTGCAACTGCGCCACGATTTCATCCAGTACGCACTGGCTGAAACTATCGCAGCAGAATCAGCGGCGGTGCGCTGATGAGCCAGACACACGGCTGGGTCAATCGCAGCGAGCGAAAGGGTCACGCCACATTCGTGGTCGGCGATCCTAACTCGATCGAACTGCCATCGCTCATCTTTGAGCTTGGCGTTCGTCCAAAGAAAGAGCCACGTCCTTCCCAGTTGCCTGTGATTGCAACGTGGGCTGAGATTGCGGCGTCATACGAAGTGAAGGAGGAGACAAAGTGAAGGCAATGATTCTTGACTCACTCGCAGTCGCAACGTTCATCGCAGCAATGGTGCTGCTCTTGGCACTGGGGTCAATGCGATGAGACTCAACAGAAAGACCCAGCCAAAGGTCTACAAGCGAGTTGGCATCAAGACGCAGTTCTTGGGTGAACAGAGCGAGCGCGCTGAACGGCTGACTGACATTGCCATCGGCATCCTCGGCTTCTGGTTGCTCGTCGTGCTGTTCGTGGTTGCTGGCTGATGCCGACCTACCAGTACCGCTGCGGCGACTGCGGACACCGCGAAGAGCACACGCACTCGATGACGCAGGTCTACAACCCGCGTTGCGAGAAGTGTGGCCGCTGGATGCGGATGATCTACACGACACCGGCAGTGGTTTACAAGGGCAAAGGATTCGCCAAGAAGGACAGAGCAAAGAAGGAGGGCAAGTGATGGTCAAGTGGAGGTGCCTTCTCTGCGATTCAAAACAGCAGAGTGAGGTCAAGCCAGAACTCGGTCAGCGACTATGCAAGGAGTGCTTGGTCGGTCACTACGAGCGGCTGGTCGCAATCTACAAGCCAGGAGGTGGCTTCAGATTCGAGGAGGCGAAGCTGCATCTCAAGGCAGCAAAGGCTGAACTCAAGGCAGCGCAGAAGGAGGGCAAGTGAGCAAGCAGTACGAGTTCGTCAAGGCAGAGCAGCGCAGTCCAGAGTGGTTCGCACTTCGGGCTGAAGGCATCACGGCGACCGAGGTCTCGGTCATCGCGGGGCTAAATCCATACAAGACGCCGTATCAACTCTGGGCTGAGAAGCTCGGCAAGTATGAGCCAGAGCCAGTGGGCGCTGCTGCGATTCGCGGAATCCTACTGGAGAACACGGTGGCTGAGTTCTACGAGATGGAGACTGGCCGCGAGTTGCGCCGCAGCAACGGCATCGTCCGACTCAAGGAGATGCCGTGGGTGATGGCGTCGCTCGACCGCACCATCGTGGGCGAGGACGGCTTGGTGGAAATCAAGACGAGCACCTCACCGCGCTGGAGCCTGTACCCAGTGCCGCCAGAGGTTGAGGCACAAGTCCAATGGCAGATGTTCGTCACCGGCGCACCGTGGTGCGACGTAGCGGCGCTGCTCGGTGGACTGGTCTTCCGCATTGAGCGAGTAGAGGCAGATCTGGAATACCAGACCAACCTTTACCGCAAGGCGGTTGAGTTCCGCAATCTGCTCGCAACGCAGACGCCACCAACGCTGAGTGGCGAGGACAGCGATGCGCTCGCTGCGGTCGTGCCGCAGACGAGCGAGGAATGGAATCAGGCTGACTCTGGCATTGAGCGAGTAGCGCAGCTCTACGCCGAGAAGAAGTACGAGGCAACGCTGCTCGATCAGGAGTTGCAGAACCTCGCCATCAGCCTGAAGGAAGGCATCGGCGAGAAGGCAGGACTGATCGGCAACGGCTGGTCAGCGACCTGGAGGCAGAACAAGGCGACGGTCAAGACGGACTGGGAGAAAGTTGCAGAGACCCTGCAAGCAGTCGCGCCGGAAACCTACGCCGAAGCGGTCAAGCGCCACACCGCAGAAAAGTCTGGTGCGCGAGTCTTTAGGTTCAAGACAGAGGAGGGATCGTGAGCAAGAAAATCAGCGAGGCGCTGCTGGCGCCATTCGAGGAAAAGGACCTCAAGCATCGGCCTGGGCGTTCTGGGATGACGTACACATACGCAGATGTGCGCGCCATTGATGGTCGGCTTGATGAAGTGTTCGGAACGATGGGATGGTCGTTCTCGTGGGAGTTGATTGACGCAGCCACAGCGGTTGTCCGTGGTCGGCTGATTGTGACCTACGAGGGCGTGACGAAAACGGTTGAGGAGGCTGGCTATCCCAACGCTGCTGGCCGCGATGAGGAGCCCCTGAAGTCCAGCGTGACAGACAGTCGTCGCCGCGCAGCAGCCGTGTTAGGGATTGGCAGAAGCCTCTACAGCCCCGAAAAGGCGTCAGGTGGTGCTGGGATACCACTTGGCAAGGTTCCGCGCCTCTCCGTGGCTCCTAGACCCATCTCCGTTGATTCTACGGAGGGGTCTGGGACGGCTTCGGACGACGCGATCCTTGCGGCAAAGGCTGCAATGCTCTTTGCCGAGAATGTCGGCGGGGAATTTTGTAGCCACGGCGAAGCGTGGACGCTCAAGCCTGGCGGCGTGAGCAAGGCAACTGGCAAGCCGTACAACCCATTCTGGGCGGCGTCACACAAGACGCCTGACGGCGGCTGGTGCAAGGACAAGCCAAGCCGCGAGTTTGTGGCGAAGAACTCGCCTGCGCCGGCGGCGCCGAAGTTGGTGCCTGAAGACAGCCTTGAAGACTTGCCGTTCTAACGGCTGAGAGGAGGACAACGTGAATCTTTGGATCAAGTGGTCAGCACAAGCACACAAGGATGCCGTCATCAGCAGCTTGACCGACACGCAGTTCCGCGCCTTCATCACGATCCTTGAGGTGGCGAAGGGGATGCGGAAAGGTGGCGAGTTCCGCGACCGAACGCACTTGGCAACGGTGATTGGGCCGAGGCTTGGACGCGCCATCCCTCGACTCATTGCCGAGGGTCTCTTGGAGGTGTCTCAAGGCGGTCTCGTGACCGTCTCGAACTGGTCTCGATGGCAAGTCGACCCGACGTCGGCTCAACGAGTGGCTAAGCACCGTGCTCAAAATGGGTCTGAGCAACGTTACAGTAACGCGCTAGAGAAGAGTAGAGTAGAGAAGAGTAGAGAAGAGAAGACTCTTACTAACGGAATCGGCATCAAATCTGTTGGTGAAATCTTGAGAGGGGGAGCACGATGAACGAGCAACAGTTGCTTGAGCACTTGAAAGAAACGACGGTGCCAAACCTTGAGCGGATGGAGTATGGATTCAGCCACTGGGACTGCACGGCGTGGTACGACACGCCGATGGGACGAGTGGACTTTATCTTGGAGTTGAAATGCCGAGAGACGCACTACCCTGAGCTGCTCATTGAGCAGGTGAAGTGGGACTGGCTCTTGGAAGAGGCTGGCAAGCGATCCGCTCGACCGGCATACATCAACAGCACGCCACGAGGCATCTACGCTTGGGACCTGTATCGCATCAAAGAGCCGATCTGGGAGGAGCGCATTCTGCCAGCGACGACCAACTTTGAGAACCGCGATCAGATCCGCAAAGTGGTCGGCTTTCTGCCGATCACTGAGGCGATGGTGCTCTCGTGAGGAGCGTGGCGTTTCTTGGGCCGCAAGGAAGCGGCAAGACCACGATTGGCTCGCTCTTGGTCGAGCACCGTGGCTATCAGCGGCACGGCATTGCCGACGCCATCAAGCACATTGCGGAGATGGCGTATCCAGCACTCACCAAGAGCGACACGCTGACGGTGCGGCGGCACTTTGGCGATACGACGCTCACTGGGCGTGAGCTGTTGCAAGACCTCGGCGGGGCGATGCGCGCCGTAGACACGCACTTCTGGCTGCGTGTATGGGCGCGCGACTATGCCGAGATCAAGAGGCACGGCTACGGCGTGGTCGTGGATGACGTCCGGCTTGACGCTGAGGTGCGCTACCTCAAGCAGATTGACCCTCGATTCTTCATTGTGCGCCTGACGGCCGCGCCAGAGATCCGCGAGGGTCGGATGGGCGGGGCGCTCTACGGCACGGCTGACATCACCGAAAGGGGCTGGACAGACTCGACGGCAGACCTTACCGTGGACACTAGCAACCTGTCGCCTGAGGACGCCTACCGCGTCATCACCGACAAGATGGAGGAATGATGTTCAAGGAACTTGAGATCTTGGCTGCACAAGCAGGGTTCCGATTCGCCGAGGCGATCAAGATTGGCAAGCAGTGGCACGTCATTCTTGACGACGAGGACGGGGAGATATCCTACAGCGGCGCGACGGTTCAGGAGGCAGTGGAGAAGGCAACTGAGAATCTTGTCCGCATTCTGAACAGGTTTGACCGATGAATGGCTTTGAGATGTTCGGCTTGCTGATCGCGGTCGTGCATCTGTTCTTCGCGTTTATTGTTGCTGTCTCCTTGCAGGAGGCCGCACGTCGTGGTAACGCCGCAGCGGGTACGATCTACGTGATCTTGGCGCTCGCCACGGTCGTGTGGATTGCAAGGCAGGTGCTATGGCAGCAGTAAAGGCGCAGCGGGGTGGGCCGCGCAAGGAGCCAGTCTTCGCCGTTACTTCGTGCGGCGCGTGCGACGGCGTTCTCAACACGCTGAAAGAGTCGTGGCGCGTGAAGGTCATCACCTTCAACGCGAACAAGCGGCAGACGCGCTTTGCGTGGTATCACAGGAGCTGCGTGAAGTGAACCGCATCGAGCGTAAGGCGCCATTCCTTGATGATCACGTGATCGCCGTTCAGGAAGGTCCTGACGCGTGGTGCTATGAGCCAGGCGTGTCTGGACGCGTCTGGTGCATTCTGAGCCAGCGCTATGCAGACGCGATCGCGCCTGACGGCTGGTTCTTCCTGTACGAAGGCATCGGCAACCGCAAGACCAACGCTGACCTTGTGAAGCACGGCGTGATGGAGTTGCAGCCAAGCCGGTTTACGTTGAGCGACGGCGGCACCGCAGCTCTGGCGAGGCTGATCTGATGGGCTACTACAAAGACCAAGCCATCCAGAAGATGATTGACCCTGAGAAGAGCCGCAAGGGGAAGAACAGCCGCGCTCGTGGCAACGCGTTTGAGCGCGAGATCGCCAAGCGTCTGAAGGGTCAGCGCGTTGGGCAGTTCGGCGGCAAGCAGGACGTTGCCAATGAGTGGATGGCAGTGCAGTGCAAGGTTGGCGGATCGTTCAGCGAACGTCAGTGGGACTGGCTGCAGAGCGTGCCGGTCAAGGGCGATCAGTTGCGCGGCCTTGTGATTGGCGACAGTCCAGGCGTTGGCGGTGGTCGCCGTCGGGCGGTCATCATCCTCGACCTTGACGACTTCTGCGACTGGTTCGTCGCGCCAAACGAGGAAGCGGGATGATCTCCATCCTGCTGGCAATCGCGCTGGCAGTTCATCCAAGCGTTCCAAACCGAACAGAGAGTGGCGTGCCGGTGCAGGGAGTGGCTTCTTGGTACAGCGCGAACTACCACCCAAAGGGCAGCCAGACAACGTGGTACACGCGCGCTGGCTACAAGTTCTATGCAGCCGTTGGCGCATTCCGCTGGAAGGACGATGTGTATTCCCTGAAGGTCTGCCGCGCAGACGAGCCGAGCAGGTGCGTCGTCGTCGCCGTTGTTGATCACTGCGAGCGTTGCAAGAAGGACTTGAAAAAGCCGTGGACTGCGCGCAGCCGCGCCATTGACCTTTCGCCGTGGGCGTTCAGCGTGCTGCGTGGCTTGCATACTGGCGTCGTACGCGTCATAATCGAGGAGATCCAACCAGGGACTTAGAGGGGAGGGCGCGTGTTTACTGTTCGCAGCATCCGTGGCGACTGGATGAAGACCGTCGCAAAGAACACGTGGCCGCACAAGTCGTCGCAGGGACGCATTGAGGAACTTGCGAAGGCGCTCAAGATCTCACGCCGGAGCTGCTACGCATACGTTGCCGAGGAACGGCGCGTGCCAGAGGAAGTTGAGCAGCGATTCATCTCGTTGTTTGGCGAGATTGCGGACGACGGATGGCGCACGCTTGATCTGTACCGATTCCGCACTCCAGCAGAGCGCAAGGTCAAGAAGCCGGCAAAGAAGCCAGGCGTCACGAAAGAGCGATACGCCGCGATTCAGGGCGAGTGGATTGAGCGCGCAACAAAGATCAGCAGCATCCTGAGCGAAGACCTACTTGGACACGTACTTACCTGGGAAGAGCATCCGATTACCTACGGACAGATTGCGATGATCGAGGAAGGGCTTGACGAGCAGGAGGCACGCAGACGTCATCCGAACAACTTTGACGGCAAGGCAATGACCGAAGACGTGGTTGCGGTCTGTAAGGCGTGTGGCTTGATCGGCGCGATTGACGCAAGCGTCAAGGAGGTCAACGGCTTGGTCTTTGAGGTGACCTGCCGCACAGACTCCTACAAGGTGAGCGAGTAGACTAGGCGCTCGCCTGCTGGTGGAGTCCTCCCGCCAGCAGGCATCCAGATAGCAGGAGGTTTGATGGCGACGAAGCGCGACCGATGGGACGACCTTGAGGCGTACGTCGCCGACCTCCAGACCGCGCTGAACGTTGCCAATTGGAAGGTCAGCGTTGCGCGAGAGGCTTCAGACGTAGACGCGTGGGCTGACATCAACCCGCACGAGCAGAACCACACGGCAGAACTGCGCGTCTCTCACGACTTTTGGAAGCAGACGCCAGAGCAACAGCGCGAGGTGCTCGTCCACGAGATCCTGCACCTGGTCACCGCTCGGCTCGATCAGACCGTTGAGGCGCTTGAGGACGCAATGGGCAAGGTGCTTTGGGCAGTCTTTGAGCCGCAATACGAGAACGCCACCGAACGAGCGGTTGATCAGCTGGCGCGCATCATTGCGCCGACCATCCCACTACCAGACTTCCCAAAGGCGTGACCTTCCAGCGGCCCTGTCTTGACTGCGGCGTGCTCACCACGGTGGGCAACCGATGTGCCACGCACCGCGCAGCAGCGATGAGCCGATGGAAGGAGAACAAGCCAAACCCCTACCTCGACCCAGCCTGGAAGAAGCTGAGCAGCCAGATCAGGAGCAAGCGTCCGTGGTGCGAGATCTGCGGCACAGCCCGCAACCTGACCGTTGACCATCTTGACCCGATCAGCAAAGGCGGACCGCTTCTTGCACCAGAGCATCGGCTTCGGGTACTATGTCGTCAGTGCCACGGTCGCCTGACCAAGCACAAGTAGGAGGAACTATGTCGCGCATCGCTTGGTATTCCAACGCTTGCCACGTGCCATCCGGCTATGGGATGCAGACGGCGCAGGTCGTGCATCAGATGGTGAAGGACGGACACGAGGTTGCCATCTCCGCCAATCACGGCGCACAGGTGATGATGAATTGCGCGCACGGCCATCCGATAATGCCTGAAGGGTTGATGCGCTACAGCGTGGACGCTGCGCCAGAGAACATCAGGGCGTGGCTTGGCGACGCACCTGGATTTGGCGTGACGCTCTTTGACTTGTGGCCGCTGACTGGCATTCAAGGATTCAGAGACCTGAACCTTGCCTGCTGGGTGCCAGTGGACCACGATCCAGTTCCACCGCTCGTCGCGCAGTTCCTGAAGGAAGGCGGACATCACGCTATTGCAATGAGCCGATTCGGACAGAAGAGGCTGGCAGACGCTGGCATTCCGCCAGAGGAGATCACCTACATCCCACACGGCATTGACCGCACGGTCTTCGTGGACAAGGGCAAAGGCGCGCGAGCGCAGATGGGAATCCCAGAGGACGCGTTCTTGGTGGTGACCAACGCTGCGAACCGTGGTCGCATCCCAGTGCGCAAGGCGTTTGGCGAGATGGCTGACGCAATGCAGAAGTTTATGTACGACCGACCTGATGTCTACTGGATGATTCACACAGAGCCGAACGGACACAGCGAAGGCGTGAACCTTCCGCGCCTGATGGCATCCATTGGCGTAGACAGTCAGCGCGTGCGCTATCCGCATCCAGTCCAGTTCCGCAATGGCATCCCGCAAGAGGCAATCGCCTCGCTCTACTCG